CCGTGGCGTGCGCGCCCACCCTAGGCCGGAGGCATGGTCCCTCCGCGCGGGGTGGGCGCGTGTCGTTTCGAGGGGAGGACGATGTGGCCACGCGCAAGACCGCGGCGCCAACAGTTGCCACGCCCAAAAAGGCGCCGCGCCGCGAGCGCACCCGTCTGGCCGCGAAGGTGGACTGGCGCCCGGCGTTCCTGGCCGATCTTGCCGAGTGGTGCAATGTGACGCACGCGTGCGCCGCGGCCGGTGTCGATCGCAAGACGGCATACAAGGACCGGGCGCACAACCCGGACTTCGCCGCGGCGTGGGACGATGCAATCGAGGCGTCGGTCGAGCTGCTTGAGCAGCGGGCGCGGGAGCGGGCGGTCGATCAGTCTGACACGCTCATGATTTTCCTGCTCAAGGCTCACCGGCCGGAGCGGTACCGCGAGCGGCGCGAGATCGAACATAGCGGCAAGGGCGGCGGGCCAATCGAGATCCGCAGCGTCACTATCGACCTGTCCGCTGACGCTGCGCGTGTCGAGACCGACGTCGATGAGTAGCGGCACGGCGCTGGCCGTCGACATTCGCGGGCTGCACCCCGGTCAGGTCGCCATCGCGGCGTCTACCGCCCGGTGGCGCGTGGTGTGTGCCGGGCGGCGGTGGGGCAAGACGCGGCTGTCGGCGGCGCTGCTCTTGGCGCGCGCGCTGGAAGGCGGGCGGTGCTGGTGGGTGGCGCCGACGGCCAAGCTCGCGCGTGTCGGCTGGCGCGAGCTTCGGGGCATGACGGCGGCCGTGCCGGGCGTCGACGTGCGCCTCGGTGAATCGCTCTTGACGTTTCCAGGCGGCGGCTCGATCCAGGTCAGGACCGCGGGCGAGCCGGGCGGGCTCAGAGGCGACGGGCTGGACGCGCTTGTCTATGACGAAGCGGCGTTCGGGCGGGAAGATAGCTGGACGCACGAACTGCGCCCGGCCCTCTCGGACCGACGCGGGTGGGCTCTGTTCCCGTCGACACCGCGCGGGCGTGCCAACTGGTTCTATCGCCTGTTCCAACGCGGGCAATCGGGCGACGGCGGCGATTGGGCGTCGTGGCGGTTCCCGACGTCGACCAATCCCTACATCGACGCGGGCGAGATCGAGGAAGCGCGCGAGCTCTTGCCCGCTGCCGTGTTCGATCAGGAATACCGCGCCGAGTTCATCGACGCCGGCCTGGCCGTGTTCAACGCGGTCGACATCGACGCGATGGTCGACGGGTGGACGGGCTTTTCCGACCCGGCGCCGGGCGGTCGATACGTGACGGCGTGGGACATCGGGCGGCGGGGAGACGCGGCCGTCGGCGTGACGCTGGACGTGGCGCGACTGCCCTATACGGTCGTCGCCTACGCCCGGCTCGTGCGCGTGCCCTATCCGGCGCAGCAGTCGATGATCGAGGACATCCACGGACGCTACGGCGGGCGGCTCCTTGTCGAGTCGAACGGGCCGGGCGACCCCGTGATCGAGAACTTGCGGGTGCGGGCCACCCCGTTCGTGACGACGGCTCGGTCGAAGGTCCAGGCGATCCAGGCGCTACAGCTCCTGCTTGAACGCGGCGCCCTCAAGTGCGGCGTCCCGCAGATTGAACACGAGCTGCGGACCTACGAATGGGACGACCGGGCGCTTGTCCAGGATAGCGTGATGGCGCTTGCCATCGCGGCGACGGCGTGCCCGCCGCCCGGTCGTCGAGTCGTGACGATCGACGCCGGGGGCGGGGTGGACCGGTCCGCCCGCCGACCCGAACTCGCCGGCATTCGTCAGGAGGCGTGGTAGATGTCAACCGCAACCGCTCGCCGCGCCAAGACCCGCAAGGCCCCGCCCCCTCGCGTCGATCTTGCCGCCCGTGCCAAGGCCGCCCGGCCGCCGACAGACGAACGCGGGACCGCCGGGACGGTGGGGTGGGGCGGCATCATGTCGGCCCTGGCCGCCGACTATGCGCCGGCGTGGCAACTCCCGCGGCGCTGGACCACGACCGAGAACATGCGCGCCGATCCGGCCGTGACGGCGGCGCTGGCCGCGCTCACCTACCCGCTTCTCGGCGCGACGTTCACGGTGGAGGCCGCAAGCGACGATCCTGAGGACGTGCGCTTGGCCGAGTTCGTCGAGGCGGGCCTCGCCACCATGACGACGGACCTCATGACGCACCGGATGGAGGCGCTCGATAGCGTCGGCGACGGGGTGAGCGTGTTCTACACGCGGTATGAGGAGCGCGAGGACGGGCTGTATCACCTCCGCAAGCTGAAGCTGCTCCCGAACAAGGCGATCACGACCTGGCACGTCGAGGAAGAGCACGGCGGGCCGGACGGCGTGTCGCAGGTCCTGCCGACGGGCCGCGAAGAGCGGTTCAGCATGGATGACCTCCTCGTCTTCACGCACATGCGCCGCGGCGACAGCCTCCTTGGGCGTCCTGCCCTTCGCGCCATGTACCGCCCGTGGTTCCTGATCGACAAGCTGTCGCGCGTCGGCGCCATTGCCGTAGAGCGCGGGGCCAGTGGCACGCCGTGGGCGCGGTATGTGGGGGGAAGCAACACCGAGGCCGCGAAGCTGGACCGGGCGCTTCAGGGATTGCACGCCAACGAGCGCGCATTCTTCCGGGTCGACGACCAGGTGACGGATTGGGGGATCAAGGGTATCGAGGGCGCCACCGTCGACCCGGTGCCGATGATGGAATTCCAGCGGCGCGACCTGTTCCTGGCGCCGCTCGCCCAGTTCCTCGCGCTCGGCACGGACGGCGTGGGGTCGATGGCGCTGTCCGGCGATCACAGTTCGTTCTTCATCCTGGCCTTGCAGTTCATCGCCCGTGAGCTCGAGGACACGTACAACCGGTACCTGATCCCGCGCTGGATCGGGTACAACTGGACCGTTGCCGCCGACCGCCTCCCGCGCGTGAAGCACGGGCCGCTTGACCGGCGCGACGTCGGCGCATGGACTCAGAGCGTCGCGGCGATGGTGCAAGCGGGTGTCCCGCTCCCGATGGAAGCACTCGCCGAAGAGGCGACGCGCATGCTCGGCATCACGGTGCCGGAGGCGCAAGCGGCGCCGGGGGCGGCCGACGTCGCCGACGTGAACGACCCGAACGCGCCGGCGAGCGGCGAGGGCGGGGAGGTGGTCGATCAGCGGGCGCGGGGCACGTGGACGGGGGTGGACCTTGCGGCCCCGGCGCCGGGCGCCCTCAAATCCCCCATCATCCTCGAAGCCCTCGGCGTCCCGGTCGACTTCGCCGGGCTCACGACCGCGCTGGACGAAGCCGAGGCCCGCATCATCCGCGCCCTTGCGCCCTTGCAAGCCAAGCAGCGCAACCGCATCGTGCGGGCCGCCCGCGCCATCGTCCAGCGCGGCGACACGGACGCCGTCGCGGCATTCGCAATCGAGGGCGACGAAGAGGCGGCGGCGATCTTGGCCGAGCTTGTGGCGCTGTACGAACGCGGCGGCGAGTCCGTTATGGAAGAGATAGAGGCGCAAGGGCCGAAGCCGTCGGCGGTCGACCGCGTGGCCAAAGCAGCGGCGCTGGCGTTCCTTGGTGCGCTCGCGGCCGAAGCCGCTCGGTCGCTCGTCGATCGCATGCGGACGGCGTGGGGTACGGCGGTGCTTGGCCAGATGCGCACCGGCTACAACGCGGCGGCGCTGGACGCGGCCGTGACGGCGCCGGGCGAGCGGCTACTCGCCGACGTGGCGCGGCGTGGGTCGTCTACGGCGCTGGGCATGGGGCGGATGGACGCGGTCGGGGCGAACGCGGACAAGGTCGGCCGCGAGGTGTGGTCGGCGGCGATGGACGAAAACACATGCGGCCCGTGCGCTGCGCTGGACGGGGAAGAGTTCGCGGTCGGGGAGGGGCCGGCGGCGCCCTATGCCGGGTGCGAGGGCGGGGCGCGTTGCCGCTGCATCCGCGTGCCGATTGCGGTGAGTGAGAGGGCGGGGGCGGAACTGTCGGCGATGCGTCCTTTTCCGGTCTGTGACACGTGTGGCGAGGCCATCACGTTTCGCGGCAAGCCGTGCGGCGGGAGCTACATCGCCAGCGGTAAGACGTGCAAGGCGGGGGCGGGACGCGCCGGACCCGCGAAGGAGGGGCCGGCGAAGAAGTCGACGTCCGATGGGGGCGACTTCGGGTCGCCCGTCGTGTCGCGCGCCAAGCTCGGCGGCGGCATTTCGGCGGCGGACGTCGTGACGCTGGCCGACGGGCGCAAGGTCGTGGCGAAGAAAGACCCTGGCACAGTCGACGCCGCCGAGAAGGACTTGAAAAAGTTCCTCGCCGGCAAGTCCGAGACGTTCAATGTCCCACAGCACGGTGGCGTCGCGGCGTCCAGGATCGACGATGCGCTGGGGCTTGGCGTGACACCGAAGACGGCGCGGTTGTCTGACAAGGAGGTCGGACAGGAATGGATCGACGGACTTGACACGGTGGCAAGCGGCAAGGAGCCCGACTTCTACTCAAAGGCGCTCTCCGACCCTGACTCCGGCATTGTCGAGGTGGCGATCCTGGATCAGATCATGGGCAACGCCGACCGCCACAGCGGGAACGTTGGGTACACGTCGGTTGGTGGGAAGATTCGGGTCAGGGCGATTGACAACGATCTGCCCAGTGAATACGCGGCAGCCGTCGGCGTGTTTACGGGCCGGACAGACGTCCACATGGCGGTGCACGGTGCGGTAAAACGTGGTGATCCGCCGGGCATAAGGGAGCGGGTCGGCAAACGCATCGCGTCGCTCCCGGACATCGACCGGGATTCCTGGACCCGAATGGTGTCCAACGGGACGCCGGAGGGCGAAGCCTTGGCGCGCCGAACGTTCGTGCGGTACACGAGCATCAAGCAGCGCGGGGAGATTGACATCTACCCGCTGCCCGAAAAGCGACGGAGGTAATCAGTGGCGACGTGGACGATGATGACGGGCGACGGGCTTTCGATCCTCGGCGACTTCGAGGCGCCGGACGATGATCTTGGCGCGGTGGTCCAGATCCCCGCCGAGATGTTGGCCAGCGTGGCGCGGTTCGGCATCGGCGCCGAGACGACGATGGGGGAACTCCTGGCTCTGTCCATCGGGACGCGGCCGGTGATTTCGCTTGTGCGAGCAGAAGAGGCGTAACCGCCCCCGGCGTCGGGCCGGCGGGCGTTGACGGTTGAGCGTGACAAAGGGGGTGCAACCATTCGGGTACACGTACTGAATCCAAACTACATCGAGCCGTGGACTTACACTGCCCTCGCTCGCGGGATCGGCGGGGCTGAGACGGCGATCCGGTTCGCCGCGCGCGGGCACGACGTGACGTGCTACTCGCGCTTGCCGGAAAGCGACTCGCCGGAGATGGCCGACTTCAACCCCGAGCACGCGGGCGTCCACTGGCGCGACCTCGACGACGCCGACTTGGAAGAGCCGGGCGTCTGGTGGGTATTCCGCAGTCCGTCAACGGGCTTGCGCTGCAAGCCGGCGCCGGGGCGGGTGTACTATCTCTTCTGCGAGGACGTGTTCTACGGCGACTGGACATCCGAGGCCGTCGCGCCCTTCGCCCGCATCTTCGCCCTCTGTCCTGACCACATGGCCGACGTGGCGCGGCGCGATCCGACCGTTGCGGATCGGTTGGTCCTGTCGTCGAACGGGATCAACGTGGAGGACATCGAAGCCGTAGAGGCTGAGGGAATCGAGCGCAATCCCAAGCGGCTCATTTGGACGTCCAGTCCCGACCGCGGGCTCAAGGAGGTGCTCGACATTTTCGAGCGGGCGCGGGAGACGGTGCCGGACCTTGAGCTTGTCATCACGTATGGCATGGACAACATCGAGCGTATTTGTGAGGGCGACCGGACGCGCTGGCCGTGGGTCCAGTCGTGGGCGCAGTACGACCGGGCGAACGCTATGCCGGGCGTGACGTGGAAGGGGCGCATGGGGAAGGCGGAGTTGACGCGAGAACTGTTCGCGGCGGGGGCGTGGGCGTACCCTACCCACTTTACCGAAACCTCCTGCATCTCTTGCATGGAGGCCCAAGCGTGCGGCCTCATTCCCATCACCCGGCCATTCTGGGCCGTTGGCCATAACGTCCGCTTCGGCGGAATCTTCATCGAAGGCGAGCCGGCCGACCCGCTCGTCAAGGCGCGCTACGTCGACGCCGTGGTGCGCGTCGCGTCCGACCCTGATAGCCAGGAGCGGGTCAGGGCGCGCATGATGCCCGCCGCGCGGGAGTGCTTCGATTGGGAGCGATGGACCGATCAATGGGAAGCACTTGCGATGATCGACATGGAGCAGCACGACCTGGTGGCGGCGCGGCTGGCGCAGGACGGCGTCGCCAGCCGCGCCGCTGGTCGATGGGGCGCCGGCGTGATCATGATCGACGGCGAGGCCCAGCATTGGGTTGACGCACAGTTTGCCGCCGCGCTGGAGGTCGCAGCCGAGCACGGGCGTTCGGTGTCGACGGTGCTAGACGTTGGGGCGCATGTCGGGTTGTTTGCTCGGCGCGCGATTGAACACGGGTGCCGCGTCGTGGCGGTTGAGCCCAATCGCGGCGTGTTGGCTGCGCTGGCCGAAAACGCGCCTAGAGCCGAGATTCGCCCCGTCGCAATCGCGGCGACGGCCGGCGTGCTTGTGCTGCGCGGGATGGGTCCGGGCGGGGAGGCGGTCGGCGTCCACCATGTCGGGGAAGAGGTTGGGCGCGCGAATGCGATCACGCTCGGGGAGTTGATGGCATCGGTCGGGCCGGTCGATCTTCTCAAGATGGATATCGAGGGATCGGAGTTCGGCGTCATCACGACCGCGTCGCCGGAAACGCTCAGCATGATTGGGATGCTGGCCATTGAAATACACGGCGACATACCAGGTGGGGTTCCGTTTTCAGCGACTGCCGCCGATCTTCGAGCGGCACTGGAAGGCGCCGGCTTTGCTCTGGCTCGCGTTGTGCGGCCAGGGCACAACGAGGTTTGGTTGAATCTGAAATGGGGGGATCAATGACCACCACTCCCGACGTTCTCGCCGTCCAGTCCGCCCACATGCAGCGCAGGCGGCCGATCGGCACGGTCGCGTATATGGGCGGCATCCCGATGGTCTATGAGGAGTTCGCCTGGTCGTGGGGGCAGATCACCGCATACAACGCCGAAATGCTGGCGCCGCCCGGCACGTTCGTCCACATGACGCGGGCGCGCATCTCGGACCACGCGGTGGCGCGCAACGGGCTGGCCGACGGATTCCTCGGTGACTGGCTTGTCATGCTCGACACCGACCACGTGCCGGAGCCCGACATCGTGGCGCGCCTCGTCGGCGCGGCCAACCGCTACGGGATCGACGTGCTGTCGGGCGTGTACCGGATGAAGGGCCAGCCCCATCACCCGGTGCTGTACGAATGGATTCCGAACCCGGACGACGAGGACGGGCCGGAGGTGTTGCGACAGGTCGTCGGCTGGACGATTGACGCGGGCTTCCTCGAAATCGGGTCAGCCGGCGGCGGGTGCCTGTTCGTGCGGCGGTCGGTGTTCGACCGCATCCGCGATGAGCTTCACGAACTGCCCTTCGAGCACATCCCGCCCTACTCCGAGGACCACTCGTTCTTCTACCGGTGCCGGCGGCTCGGCATCACGCCGTTCGCCGCGCTGCACATCAAGTCGCACCATCTGCGGGTGGCGGCCGTGACGGACGCCGATGCGTTCATGCCGGGGAAAGCCGGGATGGAACTCGAAGTTGCCGGAATCGGAAGGGGGTGACGCCGTGCTTCTTGTCGCGCTCCTTGGCGGCCTGCTCACGGCTGCCCTGTCGTGGTACTTCATCGGGTGGGCGGCGGCTGGCGTTGTGGTGTGCGCGTGGTTCCAGGGCGTCGTCTACGGACACGAGGCTGTCCGCGCCATCATGCGCCGCGACGGCTACGTCGTCGACCATCGGCCCGACATGACCGGCCGGCACCGTTGGCGCGTCGGGGTCGCCGAGGGGTTCGATCCCGCTACGGGCGCGGCCGTCGTGCGCTGGATTGCGCCGGGCGGGCGGCCCGCGTCCGTCGTCAACGATACGGCACGGGAGGCGCGCCATGCCTGACAACACCCGTGCCACTATTGACCACACCGACGCCGTGCTTGAGCAGATCCGCCGCGACGCGCTGCGCCAGGTGCGGCAAGCGGCGCGCATGGCGAATGTGGCCAGCGCGGCGCTTGGGCTACCCGTCGTCGTCGTGTACCTCAGGGACGAAGCGACGGTTGCGACGTCAACGGGTAGCGCGGCTTGACATAGCGGCGTGGTCTATGGTAGACTGAGCGCGCAACCGAATATCGGCCTTCCCGCGCGGCATGTTCCGCGCTGGCGTCCGCCGCTGATACGACCGGCCTTCCGATAGGTCCGCCGGCCCCGTGTCGGCGGCTTTTTTGCGTTCCGCCGCCGACGACCCGAGAGGGCCAGCATGGCGGACGTGCGGACGGTCGATATCAAGGGCGTGGAGGTCGTGTCGACGGGAACCTGGAACGGTGTCCCGATCTCACGGCGCGACCTCGAGGACATGGTGACCGCGTGGAACGAAACCCGTGACACGCTCCCCGTCACCGTTCGCCTCGGTCATGACGCGCGCCAAGGCTTCGCCCGCGCCCTGTTCGCCGCCACCCTCGGCACCCGCGCCGCCGACGCTGCCGCCAAGGACGCGCAGGGCTGGCCGTCGTTCGGCGAGCCGACGCGGCTGTACCTCAAGGGCGACACGCTGCTCGCGGACCTGACCGGCGTCCCGGTGGCGCTGGCCGAGTGGATCAAGGCGAAGCGGTATCGGACGCGCTCGGGGGGCTTGCGGTTCAATCGCACCGTCGGGGGCAAGGTCTACCGCTGGATGCTGGACCACATCGCGCTTCTGGGCGCGGATACCCCGGCGGTCGACAGCCTGGCCGACATCGGCCTGTCCGACGACGATGCCGACCGCCTCGTCGAGTTTTCCTACCAAGCGACCGACGCCGACCCGCTGGTCACGCTGGGCGATGCCCAAGCTGCGGCCACGACCGAGTCGGCGCTCGACGCGCTCCTCGCGGCGCTTACCAAGCTCTTCGACGACTACAGCGCCCTCGTTCACAACCGGACTGGCGCGCCGAGAGTGCGCCAGCTCTTCGCGGCATTCAAGGACGATCTGCGCCGAGTCGCGCGCGCCGACGTGCCGCTCCACGACCACGGAGGTCAACCCATGAACTGGAGCCTTGATGGCGTGCGCGGCGTGCTGAGTCTGGCCGCCGACGCCGCTCCCGCAGACGTCGCCGCGGCGCTGAATGCGGCCGACGACGACACCGCCATGCGGCTGGTGAATCTGGCCGACGGGATGGCGTTCGACAGTCCCGAGCAGCTTGTCGGCTGGCTCGCGGGCGCCCTGGCCGTCGCGCCGGGGGACCTCGGCGGGATCGCTCAGAAGGTGGTCGAGCTCATGGGTGGTGACGCCCCCGAGATCGACCCGGCCGCGGCGCCCGCCGACCCGAATGCACCGCCGGCCGCGCCGGCAGGGGGATCGAACATGCACGACACGACGACGACCGGCGTCGACTTGGCCGCGCGCGTAGTGGAGTTGTCGGAGCGCAACGTCGACCTGGCCGCGCGCGTGATCGCGCTCGAAACCGCGGCCAAGCAGTCGGCCGCCGAGGCGAAGGTCGCGGCCGACGCCAAGCGGTTGGGCCTCTCCCTCCCCGCGCCCGTGCGCGACACGCTGATCGAGCTGTGCGCGTGCGGGAACACGAAGGCGTATGACGCGGTGATCGCCAACGTCAAGAGCGTCCCGACCGCCGAGAAGGGCACGAGCGGCACGGACGGGGCGGTGGAGCTGTCGGACGCCGAGCTGCGGTTCGCCAAGATGATGGGGCTCTCGCCCGACGACGTGCGGGCTCACAAGCGTGCGGCGGCGGCCGCGGGGGGTGCGTGATGGCAATCGAAAGAACAAAGAAGGAAGTCAAGCCGGCCGCGCGCCTCGTGCGCCTGGCTGAGCTTGTGATGGGCGGGATGGACATGCGCGCGGCGCTTGTGGCCGCCGGGTTCGGGCCGGGCTGTATCGACGGGCTCGCGCCGGTGATGGGCGACGTGCTTCGCAAGAACGGACTACTCGGCAAGTCGCGCGGCGCGCCCAAGGCGCCGGCTGCGGCTGACAAGGAGGTGACGACGTGACGGCACTGACGGCGGATCGGACCGACGTCGCGACGAAGGAGGGGACCATCCGGCCCCATCCCGTGGCGGCGAACACGCGGATCCACAAGGGCGCCTTGATCTGCAAGATCGGGGGCTACGCGGCGCCGGCGCTGAACACGGCGAGCTACTCGCACGTGATCGGCGTGGCGACCGAGGCCCGCAACAACCAGAGCGGCTCGGCCGGCGACCTGACGGTTCCGGTGCGTAGCGGCATCTCGGTCAACGTGGCCTGGGCGGGCGGCGTCCAGGCGGCCGAGAACAACCAGGTCATCTACGTGGCCGACGCTCAGACGGTATCGACCTTGGTCAACATCGGCGTGAAGGCGGGGCTGGTCGAGAAGTACGTTTCCTCGACTGTGGTCCGCATCTTCATCCCGCTCGGCGGCATGGTCTAAGAGGAGCCCACGATGCAAGTCAACAGCGACGTACTGGCGGCCCTTCTCACGACCTACCAGACGCGCTTCGGGCAGGACTACAACAGGTCGCTCGAAACGCAGTCATGGAAGAACATCGCCCAGATCGTGGACTCCAACTCGCTCAACGAGGCGGTCCCGTTCTCGGGCGCCGCGCCGCGCGTGATCGACACGACCGACGGTACGCTTCAGTATGAAGATGTCAACGACTACCTGATCGAAATCTCCAACCGCGTGTTTCAGGCGGGCTGGTCGATCAAGCGCGAGGCGTTCGACGACGACCGGATCGGCCTCTTCGCCTCGAAGCCGTCGGAGATGGCCGAGGCGGCGGCCGAGCATCCGGGCGAGTACATCTGGGGCCTGATCGAGCTGAACGGCCTCGCCTACGACGGGACGGCGTTCTACGCCAACTCCCGGACCATCGGCGCGTCGGCGACCATCGACAACATCCTGGCCGGTACGGGCACGGACCCGGTCGACCTGCTCACCGACCTGACGGCGGCGCAGATCCAGATGTTCAATTTCCAGACGGACAAGGGCCGGGCGATCAAGCGGATGGGCAATGTCATCACCTGTCCCATCAACCTGTTCCAGAACTGGTTCGACGCGCTCGGCGTCCGGTCGGTCAACGACGCGGGCGAGATGACGCGCGTCACGCCGGGCGAGCCCTTCTTCACCGCCGGCCGCTACACGGTGATCGTGAACCCGGAGGCGACCGACACGAACAACTGGCAGCTCCATCACGTCGCGTCGACGCGCAAGCCGTTCATCCTGACCAACCGCGTGGCGCCGATCTTGGAAGGCACGATCTCGACGGACAACTACGAGTGGCGCGAAGAGCGCATGGCGAAGTACTCGACCTATGCACGCTACGGCCGCGGGTACGGCGACCCGCGTCTGTCGATCCTGACGACGAACTAAGGGAGGCGCGACCATGACGAAGCGGACTCGCATCGCCCTTGGGCTGGGGCTGGCCGCCGTTGTTGCGGCGGTCAGCCTGGCTTCTCTTCACTCTCCCGCGACGGCCGACGGGCTGTATCAGGCGTTCCGGCGCTGGGGTCAGACGTTCGTCGTGACGGCTGTCTCGGACGCCGCGCTGGACGTCGATCAGCGCGGGAGCGGGTCGATCGTGAACATGTCGGACGGCGGGACGGACGAGTACACGTTCGACCAGTCGTCGGCGACGTTCGTCAATCAACTGAACCTCTCCGATGACCTGAAGATCGGCAATGGCACGCCCGACACGACGCTGAACGGCGAGGACCTCTACGTCGAGGGAACTACCGAGCTTGACGGCGACATCAACATCGACGGCGTGATCACGAACGCCGAAGACCTGGAGCACATCGGCGTCGTGACGCACCTGACGACGGCCTTTACCTACACGGCGGCGGCGGGCGGCACCGTGACGCTTGCGACCATCGGCGCGGGCGAGGAGTGGTTGGTACACAACGTGTACCTGGAGGTGACGTCGAACTTCAACTGCACGGGCGACGACTGCGTGATGACCATCGGCGATGGAAACGACGCGGACGGGTTCTGTGTGTTCGCCGATGCCGAGCTTCAGGCCGCCGACACCGAGGGCACGGGCTGGTCCGCTGGCTGGCAGTGTCAGGTTGCGGCGACGCGCGGGGTGTACCAGGACGGGACGGGAGGCTTCATCTACGACGAGGCCAGCACGGAAACCATCGACGCATTCATGACGGCGGCCGGCAACGACTTCTCGGGCGGCGCCGCGACCGCGCACATCTTCTACACGCGGCTGCCGTAGGGTACCGCCGCCATGCCGACCTACACCACCGCCGACCGCGTCCGGGCGCTGTGCAAGCGACTGCCGGCGTTCTCGGCGTCTTCGACGATCACGACGACGGAAGTTGAGGCGTTGATCGACGATCACGAGGCCGAGGTGAACGTGGCGCTGGCGCGCTACGGCTACACGGTGCCCGTGACGTCGCCGGCGGCGCTCGAAACGTGGCTTGGCAAGGTGGTGACGGAAGGCGTTGCGGCGGCGGTCCTGAAATCGCTCTACCAGGAGTCGACCGGGCCGAACAGCGAGTCGGCCTGGTCGGTGTGGGAGAAGCGGTATCAAGACGCACTCAAGATGATCCGATCCGACAACATGGTCCCCGCTGCGACGGACACGACGGGCGGGCGCGGGATCGCCAGCTTCACGACCGACGTTGCCGAGGACGAACTCGGCACGGGCGGCGACGCCGACGCGTGGATCGAGCGGTCGACGGTGTGGTGAACGCATGATCGGCCTATCCGTCGAGTTCAACGGGGCGCCCGCGCTGTCGATGTTCGATCGCGTGCTCGGCGCCATGCGCGACCTGCAACCGCTCTACGAACAGGTGCTTGAGCCCGCGTTCTACGAGTGGCAGGAGGAGCGGTTCGCGTCCGAGGGCGGCGACCAGAAGTGGGAGCGATTGTCGGCCGGGTATGCGGCCTGGAAGGCGCGGGCGTTCCCCGGCCGGACGATCCTGGTACGTGAAGGCGTCATGCGCGAGGGCTTGACGACGCGCGGCGGGCGGTATCAGGTGCGGCGCATGGACGCGCGCGAGCTTGAGCTTGGCACGTCGGCGCCGTATGCCGCCTATCACCAGTTCGGCACCGGGCGCATGCCGCGGCGCGAGATCATCCCGCCGACGGGCTCGCACGTCGCCAAGTGGCAGGCGCTTGGCGAGCGGTATTTCGAGCGCATCGCAGGGGAGGCGTAGGTCGTGGCGCTCATGGGGGCCGAGGCCGTAGGCGACGCGGCGATCGCCTACTTCAATGCGTTCTGCGCGGCGAAGCTCGCGGCGGTCGGGGCGCGGTCGTGGGCGGTGCCGATCACGCTTTCCGCCCCGCGTGTCATCCGCATGACGGACCCGTTCCGGGCAGTCGAGCCGGAATTCCCGGTCTGGTACGTGATGCCGGAGGGCGCCGAGATGCCGACGTTCAAGGGCGGCGCGCGCGTCCAGGGCCAGCACCGCTTCGTGTTCGCGGCGCTGGTTCACCATCCGGGTGCGCTGTCGCCGACGCACGACGGATCGGACGCTCGCACGCCGTCGGAGATGGCGGGTCGGGCTGCGATGCGGCACGCACTGGCGATCGCCGAGCTGCTTATGGACATGTCCGATACGGCGGTGTCTTCGACCTACTACGCGAACGGGCACCGCGTCATGTGGGCGACGGACGGCCGCCCGATTCGGATGCAATACCTCCGCTTCGACCCGTCCGAGAAGGGCGACGGGCTGGCCCTTGCGGGGGTCGAGGCGGGCGCGACGCTATCGGAGGTGGTGTAGATGGCGACGGCGAAGGGACACGGGGCGGCGCCGCGGGCTGGCGCCGGTGAGACGTACCGGGTGGCGTGCGCGATTACCTATCCCGCAACGGTGGCGGTGGCAGAGCGGATCGCCGAGTCGATCCGGCTGACGGGCCGGGCGTCGCGCGAGGATCACGAAATGCGGCACGCGGCGCCCGGCGACGTGGTGGGCGACATCCCGGCCATGTGCGTCGCCGGGCTCTTGGCGTCGGGCGCAATCGTGCCGACGGACGGGACGGCGCGGGCGCCAGCGATCACGATGCCGGGGCCGATGGTGGACGCGTGGATCGAGAGCGACCAGGAGGACGACGATGGCTAACTATGGCTGGCAGGACATCGACGTTCTTTTGGTCGACGGCTACAACGTGCAGCCGATGACGGTGATCGACTTGCAGTTGCCGAAGATCATGGCGGACATCGAGGAGCTTCCCGGCGCGGGCGACCAGTACGCGACGAAGCTACCCACCGGCACCAAGAAGGTCGACGGCCCGGTGGTGCTACGGATGCCGCTCGACGACGCGGCCGGCGGCAGTTACGCCGCGTTCGTCACCGCGGCGCACGTCACGAATGGCGTGGTGTGCATCGGGCTTCGTGGCAACACGGCGGCCGCCAACTTCTACGGTTTCAAGGCGCACCAGCTCGACTACGCCCAGGAGCCGGCCGTTCGGCAGCTTACCAAGGTCGCGGCGACGTGGGAAGTCAACGGCCAGATGCACGAGGGCAAGATCATTCGCACGCTGGCATCGATTACCGCCGACGGCGACACCGAGTCGTCGCCGGTCGACAACGCGGCGGCGTCCAGTGGCGGCGGCGAAGCGTTCGTACAGATTGGGAGCCTGTCGCTCGACGGGCACACGAACCTCGCGGTCAAGCTCCGGCATTCGACCGATGGGGTGGCGTGGTCGGATCTGGTCAGCTTCACGGCCGTCACGGCCGCGCGGAGCGGCCAACAGGTCGCGGTGAGCGGGACCATCAACCGCTACGTCGCGGCGTCGTGGGATTTCACGGGTGCCGGCACGTCGCCGAGCGCGACGCTGTTTGTCGGTCTGAAGCGATACTGATCCATCAACGGAGGCAACGGAGGCAACTGACATGGCGAACTATGGCTGGGACGATCTTCTTCTTCGCGTGCGGATCGGTAGCGGCGTCTGGACCGACATCCGCAGCTACGTTGACGAGCAGTCGATCGCCAAGATCAAGGCGATGCTGGAGGACTTCCACCCCAAGGGCAGCACGTACACCGACAAGAAGGTCGTCGGGACCAAGGAGTGGGACGGGAACTTCGAGCTTGGCGGGCTGTACGACGACACCGCCACGAGCGGCCCCGACGCCCTCTTCAACAACAGTGGCGCCAACATCGGGCTGACGGGCCGGCTCGCCGAGAGCTTCGATGGCACGAACTGGCAGTGCGTGAACATCATCAACGAGAGCTATCTGGCCGAGCCCAAGCAGAAGGGCCTCACGCGCTTCAAGGTCGTGCTCGTGCCCTACGGCGCGCCGGCCTACACGGCGACGACGCCTTCGGGGACGTCCTGACTCTATCCGGCTGGTCCCAAGCGGCGGGGGCCAGCCATTCAACCCGGCCCGCCCTTGGCGCGCGTGTAGGCACCCCCTCGCGTCGCGCCAGGGGCCAGGGCTGATACACGAGGGGGTGCATAGATGGGACTGAAGTTCTTCATCGACCGCGACGACACCGAGATCAAGCATTTCAAGATCACGGGGATCGACACCGAGACGGGTGAGCCCGCGACCGAGGAGCACTGGATCGAGCTTCGCAGGGACTTGTCCGACCTCGAATGGTCCGAGCTCGAAATGGGCATCGCCGATCGCATCAACAACGACGGCGAGATCGTGCTCAACTTCGCCGGACTCTCCACCAAGCAGCTTCTGACGTGGGTCAAGTCGTGGTCGTTCTACATGGGCGGGAACCCGAACAACCGGGTAAAGCCCACGGCCGAATTCCTCGGTCGTCTTGACCGCGACATCGCTAACCAGGTCCGCGAGATCATCCGCGAGCACACCGAGGAGCGGAGGGCCGCGAAGGAAGCGGCGGCGGACCCTACCGCGACGACGCGGGCGAATGGCGTTTCCGCGACATCCGAGGCGACTTCGGCACCCGCGACGCGGCGCGCGCGTGGAACCTCGTCACCCTCGCACACCGACTCGGAGACGCCGGAGTCGGCGTGAGCCTGCGAGAACTAACCACCGAGACCACGCCGGGGGGCCTCGCGCTCCTCTGGGAATGGTCGGACTGGTACGCGGCCGAACAAGAACGGCACCGGAAGGGATAGCGGAGCCACGCCTTGGAGATCACGCTCAAGATCGTCGGGCAGGCGGATGACGCCCAGATCGAGGCGATGCGCGCCAAGATCGAGGAGATGGGGCCTGCGCTGAAAAAGGCCCTGGACTCCGGTGGCTTTGCGGCCGCGGCCAAGGCCGCTGAGCAGTTCAGCCAGGCGCAAATGTTGGCTGCCAAGGCTGCGCTCGAGGAGGCCAAGGCGACCCTGCAAGCGCAGAAGGCCGCGACAGAACTGGCAAGTGCGCAGAAGTTCGCCGAGCGCGCCGGCTACGAATTGGCGGCCGCCCAGCGCATCACGGCGCGCGAGGCGTCAGCCGTTGCGGCCGGATTGCGCCAGACGGGCGATGCGGCGCGGGAGGCCGGAGGGGCAGGCGTTCCGTCACTCGGTGGCCTCATCGACAAGATCAAGGGCATTCACCCCGCGACTGCCGGGGCGCTTGCCGGGATCGGGCTTCTCGCTGTCGGCGTCACGCAACTCGGCGGCGCCGTGTCGTCGTTCCTGTCCAGCGGCGTGAGCCTCAACGCTCAGTTCGAGACGTTCGAGACGCAGCTCGGCACGCTCATGGGGTCGACCGATGCGGCCAAGGAGCGGATCGCCGAACTGTCCGCGTTCGCGGCGTCGACCCCGTTTGAGCTCCCCCAGCTCATCGGGCTCGAGAAGCTGCTTGTCGGCTTCGGCCTGACCGGATCGGCGGTACAACAGAAATTCGGCGTCGACATGTCGGCCCTGCGAACGTCGATCGGCGACATGGCGGCGGGGACCGGCGTCGATATCGTTGAACTCGGCAACACGTGGGGAAAATTCGCGTCAGGCGCGACGGGCGAGGCGATCAGCCGATTGCAGGAACTGGGTATTGTGACCCGCGAGCAGCTGGCTGGTGTTGGGATTGAGTTCTCGAAGTCGGGCGAATTGACGTCTCCTCTGCCTGTGGCGCTGGAGGCTGCCCTGAAGCTCGCCAACGAGAAATTCGGCGGCGGGATGGCTGCCCTGTCGTCGACCTTCGAGGGCCAGATGTCGACCTTGGGCGACAACTGGAATGGGATCAAGCGGGTCATCTCCGAGCCGATCTTCGACGTGGCAAAGGAAGGACTATCGGCCCTGAACGGCGTTCTGTCCGACCCGACGCTGCAAGCGGCGCTGTCGAACATCGCCGTCATGCTGGGAGACCAGCTTCGCAATGGCCTGGAACTGGCCAAGGGCGCCATTGAATCGTTCACATCGGGGGGCGGGCTCGACAGCCTCAAGTCGGCGGCGATGACGGCGGCAACGGGCCTGACGCTGCTCATGGATGCCGGCAAGGCCGTGTTCGACTGGATGCAGGAGAATCGGCAAACGGTCGTCGTTCTCGCCGCGATCATCGGCGGGGCCTTGGCCGGCGCCATCATCGTCGTCGGCGCGGCAATCATGTCCACCCTGGTGCCGTCGCTTACCGCGGCGGCCATAGCGACGTGGGCAACAATTGCCCCGTTCCTTCCGCTGATCGCCGGCGCCATGCTGGTCGGCGCCGCAATCGCGGCGCTGGCGGTCCTCATTTACTCCAATTGGGATGGCATCAAGGCGGCGACCGCCGATCTCTACGCACAGGTGTCCGCGTGGTGGAACCAGACCAAGGCCGACGTGTCCGCCGCCGTCGCCGAGCTTTGGGCGTCGGTCCAGGCCGCTTGGGCAGCCGGCGTGGCTTACGTGCAAGGCGCGACCGATAGCCTCGCGGCGTTCCTGTCCGGAGCATGGGAGTCGATCAAGACGACCGTGTCGGGGGCGGCGGGTGCGCTCTGGACGTGGCTGCGGAACGCCTGGTCGACGGGCGTAGCGTTCCTGGTTCAGCTCAAGATCAAGCTGGCGACCAGCCTGGCAAACGCCTGGAATTGGGTTGTGACGACCGTGTCGTCGGTGGTCGCTCGATTGATCAATTGGATCAAGGAGGCCTGGCACACTGGCATGTCCTGGCTCGTGTCGCTCATGAACAGAGTGTCGTCATCGCTCGGCGACGCGTGGGCATGGGTGGCCAACACGGTAGGCGGGATCGTTGCGCGACTGGTCAACGCCGTGTCGGCGGCGTTCCATGCCGGCGCGCGGTTCATCGGCCAGGTCCAGGACAAGATCAGCGAGGTCTTCCAAAAGGGATGGTCGGCGGCCGTCGGCGTGTTCAAATCGGCCGCGTCGTCGATCATCGGTGGCGTGCGGTCCTTGTTCACCGGAATCGCCAAGCTGGCCGGAGAGGGAATGACGGCGGCCGGGTCGATCGTCGATTCAATCCTGTCGAAGATCATCGGGCGGATCGGCTCGTTCATTTCCAGCCTTGGGCTTGGCTCGGCGATGGAAGGGGTGATGTCGAAACTCCGCGGGGCGAGCGGGTCGATCCTCGGGTCGATCGGCGACGGGATCGACGGGATTATCTCGCGGATCGGTAGCGGAATCGGCGACATCACATCGTTCTTCAAGGACAAGATCGACGGCGCGCGGACCAAGGTCGCGGACCTGTTCAACTCGGGGCCGCTCAAACTGGCAACAAGCGGCAAGGAGACGGGCGGCGGCGGGCCGGGCGGCGGCGATCTCGGCGGCTTGGGCGGCGGCGTTTCGGGGATTTCCGGCGGCGCGGCTGGCGGCCCCAAGGACATCATGAACGTCGGCGACAGTGGTCGCGATAGCCAGGGCGACTATTACATCGACGAGAACGGGGCCAAGATTTACACGTCGGGCGCCGGGCTGGCCAAGCAGCAGGCGAAGGAGCGGGCACGCGAGGCGCGGGAGGCGGAACGGGCCGCGCGGGCGTCCAAGTCGGCATCCACGCGCGCCAGTGCGCGACGGGAGGCGTCCGAGGGCTCGGTGGCCCGTGAGATGGCGGACACCGCGAAGAAGGTCAGCGAGGCCGTGCAAGCGGGCCTGGACGCCATTGCCGAGCTGCGGGGCGCCGAGATTCCCGGTGAAGCCGTCTGGCGCCCGCGGCTGGATGCCATCATGGCGTTCGTGGCGGCCGCTGCCGACGCGTTCCAGAAAGTCGGGAAGGGGCTCCTGACCCAAATCGGTGTCACCGAAGAGGGCACCGCCAAGCTCGACGACGCGGCCAGCCAACAGGCGCAGGCGGCGGCCGACCTTGGCGGGTCGATGATGGATACCGTTACGAAGACCGCCGGATTCTTGCAGGGGCTCGTCAAGGCCAAGTGGCCGACCGAGGCAGCTATCGCGGCGTCCCTTGCACTGATCGGATCGACCTTGGGCGCGGTGCAAGCGCAAGCGCAAGAGCTTGCCGCCAAGATCGCGCCGAAGACCGAGACGACCGACCCGGCCGGGCACCTCGCGGCGGCGGGGCAAGCCGTCAGCGGGTGGGTCGACGCGTACATGAAGATCGCGTCGGAAGCCGAGAGGCTGGCCAAGGTGCCGCCTGTGCCGGAAGGGGCGCTGGCGACGGTCCAGACCGTCATGGGGCGCGTGTCGGGCATGATGGGCGGCCTCCTTGTCGGGCCGGGGTACAACCTCC